AGATACCTAACGACACAGATGGACAAGAGTTTGTAGACACTATGAAGAAGTATCTTAACAAAGACTCATACAAGATGAGAGTACGTGGACAACACATCAAGGAAGAACTCAAGGGTACGGGTGCTACCTGTTTTGGTCAAAGATTGGATGAGTCATCTCATATGAGAGTTTATGTGGATGTTAAGTAATAGGGTTGACATTTTTTATAAACACTATATAAGTAATTATCACTTAACCAAAGTCCCAACTTGGGACATAATTTTTGAAAGGAGACTACCATGCCATTAGACGCACAAATTATAGAGCTATTTAACTTAGACGGAACAGATTTAGATTTCAAAGTTAAATATGAGGATACTAAATTCACAGGTAAAAGATATGTGAAGAACTCTGTTACAGGAGAATATTTAGGTATCGTGGGAGATAAGTTTAAAACAATAGACCACAAAGATTACTTTAATGGTATCAAAGAGGTTATACAAGAGAATAGATTACCCCATGAACTTGATAATGCGAAAGTAAGTATATCAACTGCACGTAACTGTGCTTTTGCTTTGTTGGATATTACATTACCAAATGTTAAGCACACAATCACAACTGCTAAACATCAAACAACAATCAACGAAAGAATCATCGCCTTGCATGGTATTGATGGGTCTTGTTCTAACCAAGTATACTTTGGTGCTATTGATAGCTACTGTTCTAACGGACAGATAGGTGGAGAGTATGACACTATCAAGAGAAAGAATACAAGTGGTCTCAGACGTTCTGTGTTGTTGAATGAGGTACGTGAAGCTAAAAATAACTTTGATAAACGTGCTAACCTTATGCAAGAGTGGGCAAACATACCTCTCAAGATAGATGGTAAGGTATTTATGTCTAGCATTATACCATCAGAGAACTTAGCTAAGAAGATGTACGAGTTAGCTTGTCAAGAGATTAGCAAGAGAGGTAAGAATGTATTCGCCTTATACTCTGCATTCACTAACTACGCATCTTACGCAGATGAGAGAAATGGTTTCAACATACGTAACACAGGTTTTGATACTAAAGCAGAAACTATGTGGAGAAGAGAACAAGAGGTAGCTAAGTGGGTTTCATCACCTCAGTTCAAAGAATTATTGGTGGCATAATGAAAGTTGATGACTTACTTAATGAGTACTATTTATCCTTTGAATACAATAACTTACGTCAAGAAACTAAAGTACAGTATAAGTATTTTTTGGGTATAGTTTCCTCTACAAGTGTGGTTGATGGCAAAAAGTTAGGCAGTTATAAACTGTCTAGCTTGACCACCAAACTTGCAAAATTATCTTACAACAAATGGTGTGAGAGAGGTGTATCATTTGCTAATCATCTCATGTCTGTTGTCAGAGTCTTGCTTAATTACGGAATCAACATGGAGCATTGTAACATGAACCCATTTAGCAACATCAAAAAAAGAATGACCAAGAGCCGAAAAGTTGTTTGGACAAAGGATGACGTTATCAGGTTTCTTGATACCTGTTACTCTGACTTTAACACAAGAAGTATTGGTCTTATTGCACAGATGGCATATGAATGGTGTCAAAGAATTGGCGATATGAGGTTGCTTGAGTGGTCTAACCTTGATTTAGATGCTAAACGTATGCAGATTGAACAGTCAAAGCGAAGAGCACAAGTATTTTTACCTATATCAGATGAGTTACACGAGATGTTAGTACAACAACATGATGATTATGGGTTTCAAAAGTATGTAGTACCTCGCCCAAGAGCCTACAAGGGGTCTTACAAGCCTTATTCACTAACTAAGCTACCCATACTAGCTAGAAAGATAATGGACTCTGCAGGGCTTTCTAAGGAGCTTAGGTTAAGTGACTTACGTAGAACAGGTACAGTTGAGATGGTAGATGCAGGGGTATCCATGGGTAATATTATGTCAGTTACAGGACATGCTAACCCACAATCTGTTAAACCATACATGAAAAATACATTCACGAGTGCTAACTTAGCATTGCAAGCAAGAAAAAATTTGACAGATGAAAAAAGCTATGGTACAAGCATGTTAAGTGCCGACAAGGAAGGATGTATATAATAACATGTTAAGTGTATATCAATATGTAAAAGACTTAGACATAAGTAATGGAGAAACAAAGAGACTAACTTGTCCTATGTGTAAATCGTACAAAACTTTTACAGTAACAAGTAACATGGGCACTATTGTATGGAACTGTTACAAGGCATCGTGTAGTGTAAAGGGCAACTCTCGTGTTCACATGACTGTTGATGAGATACGTAACTTCAACAAGGTGTCCCAAGTTGGGACATCATTTGAATTGCCTGAGTGTGTTGTGTCTCATTCTTACAGAAAGGAAGTTATGAACTTCTGTGAACTGTGGGATTTAGATGTTGACAAACTTGATTTACTGTATGATGTTAAAGAGAGTAGAGTGGTTTTTCCAATAAAAGAAAACAATAAAATTGTTGATGCTACAGGTAGGTCTGTCTACAATAAGTTACCAAAATGGAAACGCTATGGTGACTCGGACTTGCCATATTCATTTGGTTGTGGTAGTATCGCAGTTGTTGTAGAGGATTGTGTGAGTGCAGGAGTCGTGGGAAGTGATGTATTAGTTGGGGTAGCTGTGTTAGGTACGTCATTATCGGATTCACATAAACTGTTTCTTTCACAATTCTCTACTGCAATAATAGCACTTGACCCTGACGCATTACCCAAGTCTTTTGCATTTGCTAAAGAGTTACGTTCACATGTCAAGAATATTAAGATACTTAAATTGAAAGATGATTTAAAATACAGAGACGAAGAAGACATAACTAATTTAAAACTACTAACCCCAAAGGAGACACAGATATGGAATTAGCATTAATAAGAAGTTTGATGGACAAATCATTTTATGATTCCCATCGTGGAGCAAAGTGTCCTGATAGATTATTCAGCAAGGATGCAAGAAAGGTGAAGCAGTCTGTTGACAAAGCCATGAGTAGGTATGAAAGAACTGTTACACCTGATGAGATAGAAGCATTGTTTATGTCAAGCAATCCTACACTCACTACGGCACAGAAACAGGCTTACTCACATTTGTTTAGACAGATAAAGAATGAGCAACCTATGGGAGAGGATGTAGCACAAGAGGTGCTATCCAAACTGTTTCAGCAAGTTGTAGGCGAAGAGATTGCCAACATTGGATTTGATTATGTCAATGGTTCTCACTCAAGCCTAGAACCTATACGTAACATACTTGAAGTATACGGAGATGATTTTACACCTAACCTTAACGTGGAGTGGGATGACATGGAAATAGATACATTATTAGCGAAGAATGATTTGGAAGCACGTTGGTCGTTTAACTTACCAACTTTAACAAGACAAGTTGAAGGCATTAATGCAGGACACTTAATTGAAGTAGGAGCAAGACCTAACACAGGTAAGACTTCTTTTCATGCAAGTTTGTTGGCAGGACCTGATGGCTTGGCACGACAAGGTGCGAGTTGCATTATCCTTTGTAACGAAGAAGGTAGTCACAGAGTTGGTGCTAGATATCTGACTGCATCAACAGGTATGACTATGAGAGAAGTGAAGCAGAACCCAAGTAAAGCACGAGACTTGTATGCACCTGTCAAGAATAACATCAAGATAAAAGATGCAACGGGTCGTGATATGTCGTGGGTGGAGAGTGTATGTAAAACATATAGTCCTGACATTGTTGTGCTTGACATGGGAGACAAGTTTGCACGTACAGGTGGCTTTGCAAGGACAGATGAAGCACTCAAAGCTAATGCCATACATGCTCGTATGATTGCAAAGGAACACAAGTGTGCAGTCTTTTATATGTCTCAACTATCTGCAGATGCAGAGGGTAAGGTGTTACTCAACCAAAGCATGATGGAAGGTAGTCGTACAGGTAAGGCAGCCGAAGCGGACTTGATGATATTGATTGCCAAGAATCCACCAAGACAAGATGAGACAGAAGAAGATTTACAAAGGCATTTAAATGTGGTAAAGAATAAACTTACAGGATGGCACGGTGTTGTCCATTGTAATTTAAATTATAGAGTAGGAAGATATGAAGCATGACACAATTTAATTTATTCAAAGAACTACCACAAAAAGAAAACCCTATAATTGATGGTGTTGTCTGTATTAAGTGTGAAATAAGGCAACCTATAACACATTTCTCTGTTATGAAAGCAGGTGAAATAAAAAGAACTTGCAGGTCTTGTAGAAAGGGTCATAAGGAAGTCTTGAATAAACTAAGAAAAGAAAATGCTTATCCCGATAAAGATTATTCATGTGCTATATGTGACAGAACATTAGATGAATTAGGTAAGCATGGTCAGACTAGATTACAAAATTGGGTGTTAGACCATTGCCATGATACAAATACTTTTAGAGGTTGGGTGTGTCATAAATGCAACACAGGATTAGGTGGCTTCTCTGATGACTTGACTATTATTGAAAGAGCAGTTATATACTTAAAGAAACATAAGGAAAGATTAAATGAAACTAACACTTGATGTAGAAAATACAACAACAAAACGAGATGGTAAGTTACATCTTGACCCATTTGAACCAAACAATAAACTAGTCATGGTGGGTTGTCTTACGGATAAAGGAGAGGAGCATTTGTTCAGAGACAACTTTGATGGAGTACAAGAGTTGCTTGACCAAGCTACTATACTCATAGGTCACAATATAGCATATGATCTTATGTGGATATGGGAGTGTGGCTTCAAGTATGATGGTCCTGTCTTTGATACAATGCTTGGTGAATATATATTGCAACGAGGTATCAAAGAACCTCTACACCTAAAAGACTGTGCGTTAAGATATGAATTAGATACACAGAAAGAAGATACACTTAAAGATTATTTTGCAAAAGGTTATAATACAGATGAGATACCTGCAGAAGAGTTATCGTTTTATCTGTCAGCAGATTTACATGCAACTCAACAGTTAGCTGATGCCATATATAAAAAGTTAAATACTGAAGAATACAGTAGTCTAATGAACTCAGTTATACTAACTAACAAGGTTTGTGTTACTCTTGCTAAGATATACAAGAATGGCTTTAAGGTAGATAAAAAAGCATTAGATGAAGTTAGAGTTGAATTTGAAAAAGAGAAAAATGAAGTAGCAAACAGACTTAAAAAACAAGTTCAACATTTAATGGGAGACACTCCTATTAATTTAAATAGTCCTGAGCAGATGTCTTGGGTTATCTATAGTAGAAAACCTAAAGATAAAACTATGTGGGCTAACAACTTCCATCCCTACATGGACATATCAGAGTACAAAGAAAAGGTTAGTGAGTATTCTGATATTGTATACAAGACTAAAGCAGTAAAATGTGGGGAGTGTCGTGGGGATGGCTACATAAGAAAGGTAAAGAAAGATGGAAGTTTATACTCTAAGCCAAACAGGTGTAATACTTGTAATACTTTTGGCTACTTATTCAATCCTACGAAATCTATAGCAGGTTTAAAGTTCTCAGCACCAAATGCTAAATGGGTTAGTGCTAATGGATTTACAATTAACAAAACATATCTAGAGATATTAGCTAATGTAGCAAAGAAGAATAACATGCAAGATGCAGTAAACTTTCTAACTGACTTGCAAAGGTTGTCTGCTCTAGATACATACTTGTCTTCATTTGTTGAAGGCATAAGTTCATATGTAAAAGATGATGGTATGTTGCATGTTAGATTGTTACAACACAGAACTGCAACAGGTAGGTTTAGTGGTGCTGACCCCAACATGCAGAACATGCCTAGAGGTGGTACTTTCCCCGTCAAGAAAGTGTTTGTATCACGTTGGGAAGGTGGCAAGATACTTGAAGCTGACTTTGCACAGCTAGAGTTTAGAACGGCTGCCTACTTATCACAAGATAAAATAGCAATGAAGGAGATTAAAGATGGTTTTGATGTACATGCATACACTGCTTCTGTCATTACGGAATCAGGTCAGAAGACTTCTAGGCAAGAAGCCAAAGCCCATACCTTTGCACCTCTCTATGGAGCAACAGGATTTGGGAGAACGTCTGCTGAAGCAAAATATTATGAACAGTTCACACAAAAGTACAAAGGGGTTGCATCATGGCATTCCCGATTGGCTAAAGAAGCTTTAAATACAGGTATGATAACAACACCGTCAGGCAGACAGTTTTCTTTTCCTGATGTACAAAGAAGAAGAAACGGAACAGTGTCTCACTTTACACAGATAAAGAACTATCCTGTGCAGTCATTTGCTACTGCTGACATTGTTCCAATTATTCTTGTACACATTCAAAAAGAGCTTGACAGGTATAAGTCATGTGTGGTAAATACAGTACATGATTCTATAGTAATAGATATCCATCCTAGTGAGGAAGAGAATGTTTTGAATATTATACGTGACACAAATAAGTCATTGAATAATATAATTAATTTAGAGTTTGGTATAGACTTTGATGTGCCTCTTTTACTTGAGGCAAAGATTGGTACTAATTGGCTTGACACCAAAGATGTATCGTGATATAACTATGGTTCTTTTGAAAGGAGAAAATTATAAATGACAGATTTAGTTACAATTAATACAGACAATTATGCTACTATGGCTAAGGCAATGGGCTTGCCTACTAGTACTGTTGAGAAGAAGGCTAACACCTTAAACAGATTTAGAATATGGCACAACCCTACAATGGGCATAGGTGAAGCTAATGGAAAGTCTGTTAAGATGGAAGTTGTTGAAGGAGGTATGTACAGATTAGAAGTACCAGGAGACCCTAGTACATTTTACTTTTCTGAAAAGGTAAAGTTTAGACCCTTCTTACAAAGGTTTATGTATAAGAAGTTTACGCAGAATCGCAATGTAAAAGAAGGAGATAAGCAAGGTGGTTATGTTAAAACAATAATGGCTGATACACTAAACATTGACCTTAAAGATGATGACGGCACTTTTAACTGTGGTAAACCAACAGGATATGTTAAAGACTTTCAATCCCTTCCCGAAGCTACAAAAAAACTTATAAAGGAGATTAAAAGAACTAGAGTTGTGTTTGGTCTTATAAAGATGGTAGACCCTGTAAAAGGGATTGATGGCAGAGAGATTGCAGACTTGCCTGAATATCCTGTAATATGGGAGATAGAAAATAGAGATGCTTACAAAGCCATTGGAGATGTCTTTTCTAGGTTTGCCAAATCGCAGAGCTTACCTCTTCAACATGTTATAAAGCTAGAGGGCACTAAGGAAAATAAACTCAATAATGGTGGTAGCTTTTATACGCCAATAGTACAGCTAGACACAACAAGTAAAATTGAGATATCTGATAGTGACCATAAAGCATTTGGAGACTTCTTGGATTGGGTAAAGAACTACAATGATGGTATTATAAGTAAGTGGGATACCAAGGTTTCAGAAAGACAAGATGAAGTGTCAGAGGAAGATATGGAAACTGTAGAAAACTTTATTGATGTAGAGATAGATACTGATGCTAAGTAATAATGCTTTCAAAGCACATGGTATTAACTACCTTTCACCAAGTAGTATAAATACATATATCAGTGACCCACCTATGTGGGTCGCTAGATATCTATTCAAAGTGAAATCATCAAGTGGTCCAGGTGCAGTTAGAGGCATTGCAACGGAGCACGTATTAGCTAACAAATATAATGAAGGCACATTTGATTATAAAATGCTTGACTTAAAATTCATTAGCTTATGCACAGAATCTATGGTTGATTTAGGAGATAAGAAGGCAGAGAAAGAAAGGAGTACTTTAGAAAAGTTTGGAGAAGTTATAGATAAAAATTTTAACTATAAAGACTTAGAAGACTATCAAGAAAGAGTTGAAGTACAGTTAGATGATTTGCCTGTACCTATCATGGGCTACATAGATTTTAGATTTAAAGATAAAATTGTAGATTTAAAAACATCTACAAGGATGCCAACACAGCCAACTGAAGCACAAAAAAGACAGATGGCTTTGTACTCTATGGCATACCCTAAGAGTAGTGTGGACTTATTTTTTGCTACACCAAAAGAGCATAAAGTGTTCACACTTAAAAATTTGGCTTCTTATAAAAAGCAACTTGAAAAGGTTGCTTATAGCATACAGAAGTTTTTGTCTATCAGCGATGATAAACATGAGTTAGCTTCTTTTATGTATCCTAACCTTGACTCTTGGATGTGGAATGGTAAGATGAAAGAAGAAGCAAAAAAAATATGGAGTGTAAAATAATGTCTGATACATATTCGTATAGTAATCCCTTTATATCTTGGCGAAACTTTTAGTTGTCTCCTCATAAATTAAGAAGAGATGCTATAAAGCATGGGTATAGGAGTGGCTTAGAACATAAGTTATCCATCTATCTTAAAGAACATAAGTTTAAATTCTCTTATGAGTCTATTAAAATAGAGTGGGAAGATTTATTGTATCGCACTTATACCCCTGACTTCATACTAGACAATGGTATAATTGTAGAAACGAAAGGTAGATTTCTAGTATCTGATAGGCGAAAACATTTAGCTATTCAGAAACAGCACCCTAAACTAGACATTAGATTTGTGTTTACAAATAGCAGGGTTAAGTTATACAAAGGCAGTAAAACAACGTATGCCCAATGGTGCATAAAACATAAGTTTAGATACTATGACAGAATCATACCCGAAGATTGGCTTAAAGAAAAGGGCAAAAACAAACACCCTGTTTTTATAAAGTTTGTTGGTAAAAAAATAAGGAGATAAAAAATGAAAACATATGACAACAAAGGCAATCATTTCTTCATAGAAGTTATACCATCAATAGATGATAAAGGTTATTGGGATGGTAGATTTGAATTAGCTATACAGGTTAGAAAATCTAATATAGAGGAAGAAAGCTATTGGGAGTTAGAGAAGCTATGCCAAATGGCTTGTGCAAGTCTTTCCCTAATGCAACAAGATGCTAGGGTAAGAGACACTATTGAAACATTTTTAAATACCCCCGAAAATGATGATATTAAATTACCTTCACCTGTTGACAAGGTTACAGGTAATGTGATAAAAGTTAACTTTGAGAAAGGTTAATACATGTTAAGGCATATGGAGTATATGAAAATGAAAGAAGAAGAACTAAAAGAAAAAGAAGATATGGTCAATCATCCAAAGCACTATAACAAAGCAGGTATTGAAACTATTGATGCTTTACAAGCTATGTTAACAGACGGTTTTGATTATTATTTGCAAGGTAACATAGTTAAATACCTATGGAGATTTAGATACAAGAATGGTGTAGAAGACCTCAAGAAAGCACAGTGGTATCTAAATAAACTTATAGAGGTTTGCGATGGTAAAAGTTAATATGATGTTATCCTTAAAGATTGACCCTGACGAATACCCTATGCCATCAGACGGGAGATTAGATACAGAACTAGAGGATTACATTACAGACTTAATCCATGAGATAGAGGGAGTAAAAATAAATAATATAAGAATTACAATGGAGAACAAAAATTATGATTAGCAACTATTTACCAACAGATTATCAGAACTTCATAGCACTTTCTCGCTATGCAAGATGGAAAGACGATGAGCAAAGAAGAGAAAATTGGGGTGAGACTGTAGACAGATACTTTGATTACATGACTAATCACCTTAAAAAAAATCATTCCTATGATTTAACAAAAGCTCTTAAAGAAAAACTTACTCAACATATAATGAACTTAGGTGTTATGCCTAGTATGAGAGCATTAATGACATCTGGACCTGCATTAGACAGATGCCACGTAGGAGGCTACAACTGTAGTTATATACCTGTGGATAGTCCACGTAGCTTTGATGAATGCATGTATATTCTTATGTGTGGTACAGGTGTAGGTTTTTCTGTTGAACGTGAGAATGTTGACAAGCTACCCATTGTCAATGAGCACTTTGAGGACAGCACTACTATCATCAAAGTTGCAGACAGCAGACCTGGTTGGGCACGAGCATTACGAGAATTAATATCTTTGTTATATGTTGGGCAAGTCCCAACTTGGGACACATCAGAAGTTAGACCTGCAGGTGCTAGACTAAAAACTTTTGGTGGTAGAGCATCAGGACCTGCACCACTAGAAGAGCTATTCCGTTTTTGCATAGCTAAGTTTGAAGGTGCTAAAGGTAGAAGACTATTTCCTATTGAATGTCACGACATTATGTGTAAGATAGGTGAGGTTGTAGTTGTAGGTGGAGTACGTAGGTCTGCTCTTATATCTCTATCCAACTTAGGTGATGACCAAATGAGACACGCTAAGTCAGGTCAATGGTGGGAGAATGAAGGGCAGAGGGCACTAGCCAATAACTCTGTAGCATTTAAAGGTAAGCCTGAGATGGGTACATTCATGCGAGAGTGGACATCATTATATGAATCTAAGTCAGGTGAACGTGGTATCTTCAACAGACAAGCTGCCAAAGTTAAGGCATCTGAGAATGGTAGACGTGAGATTGACCATGAGTTTGGTTGTAATCCCTGCAGTGAAATTATATTACGACCATATCAGTTCTGTAACCTAACTGAGGTAGTATGTAGAGCCACCGATGATTTAAACACTTTAACAGAGAAGGTACGTATGGCTACTATACTTGGTACATTTCAGTCTACTCTAACTAGCTTCAAGTATTTACGTAAGATATGGAAAGATAATACAGAAGAAGAGAGGTTATTAGGGGTTTCCCTAACAGGTATACTAGATACAAACGTATGGGGAAAAGAAGTTCTTACAATATTAAGAGAAGTTGCAGTAGAAACTAATAAGAAGGTAGCTAAAGAGTTAGGTATACCACAGTCAACTGCTATCACTTGTGTAAAGCCAAGTGGTACAGTCAGTCAGTTAGTTGACAGTGCTTCAGGTATTCATGCTAGACACAACGACTACTACATCAGAACTGTACGTGGTGATAACAAAGACCCACTCACACAGTTTATGAAAGAGAGTGGTATACCAAATGAGCCTTGTGTTATGAAACCTGATAGCACTACTGTGTTCAGTTTCCCAATGAAGTCACCTCAAGGTGCTGTTACTAGAACACAGATGTCTGCTATTGAACAGCTAGAGTATTGGCTAATGTTCCAAAGACATTGGTGTGAGCACAAGCCTTCTGTTACTGTATCTGTTAAGGAAGATGAGTGGATGGATGTAGGAGCATGGGTGTATAAGAACTTTGATGAAGTATCAGGTATATCCTTCTTACCATTCAGTGACCACACATATGCTCAAGCACCTTACCAAGACATAACTAAAGAAGAGTACACTGAGTTGTTTAGTAAGATGCCTATGTCTATTGATTGGTCTAAATTAGCAGACTTTGAAAAAGAAGACACTACTAGCGGTGGCAGGGAATTAGCTTGCACAGCAGATGCCTGTGAAGTAGTTGACTTGACATCTAATTAATGTTAGAATCTGCTGAGTTATTGTGGTGGCAATGGTGGTTACTTATCGCCATTTCCATCAACACAACTATAAACTTAATCGTGTTCTTTAAAGGTAGGAAACTACACATTAGAGAATTTTTACATTTAAAACCAAAAACAAAGAAAAGGAGTAAAGAATGAGAGACATGCTATTGAATGCAATAAAGACTAAAATGATAGGGCAGATGAATGCCCATATAGCTAATATTGAAGTTATGTTGTCAAACCCTGTTGGTGCGAGAGACCGTGCAACTGTAGTAGATACTATTGAGAAAGAGATGTCTGCACTAGAGCATCTTGATGGAAGAATTAATGTACTAGTAAAATATTTTGAAAGGAGCAAGGAAAATGCGATTGAAGAACAGAAAGAGAAACCCAAATCTAAGTAAATATGATGCACCTCTACGTATACAATTTGATCGTGGGGTAAAAGCATTTAGAGGAAAACAATATCTAAAAACAATAGAAGATAATAAAATAATAGCTACTACAAGTCCCTACAGTATTGATTCCATGCAACACAGGGAATGGCAAAGAGGTTACGACTTTGCATATTTTAAAAATTTAGAGAGAGTAAAAAATGCAGAAGCTAGAAGAAGAAGCGAAGAAATACATGCAAGATAAAATACGTATAGCAGAAGTGATGACTGCTGAGTTTTATGAAATGAAAGCGGGACAGACAGCCATCTTTCCTAAACACAAAGCTCTAGAGTATTTAGCTCTAGGGTTAACTAGTGAAGCAGGAGAAGTGGCAGGAAAGGTCAAGAAACTTATACGTGATGGTGAGGATGTGGAAGGCTTTGAGTTGAAGAAGATTGCCATAGCATCAGAAATAGGTGACGTACTTTGGTATTGTGCTATGATGGCTAAAGAGGTAGGTGTTCCATTGGATGAGATTATGAAAGAAAACTTGAAGAAGTTACATGGTAGAAAAATACGTGGAACACTACATGGGTCAGGGGATAACCGTTAAAACATTTTAAATAGACTCTGATAGGCTTTAGATATAGTGTATGCAGTTACATAATCTGAACCACTATTAGGGTCTACAGGTTGTCCCTTTTCCTGTTCAAATATTCTAAGACCCCATTCACGAATATTTTTAGGAAGCCTTTTAAACTTAACTCTATATTGCTCTAGCAAAAATTTATTTTTCAACCTAGCTCTCTTTTCTTCAGGGATGTCTTTGCCAACCTCTAATATTTTCATATAAGCTGCTTCTTTAAACATACTTTTTATTGGAGCTAAATTAGAGCTTATTATACCTCTTATTTCGGCTTGTATAAATTGCTTACTTTTATCTTGTTCAATTAATTGCTTCTCTCTTGCTTGTGCTAGTTTAGCCAAAGGTGGAATCAATTCATTCATCAAGTCATTCTCTATTCTTCTTATGCTAGGAGTAGAAGCTCTTGATGACATTTCAAATTCGGTGAATCCATATTTTTGCATAAACAAACCTGAAGGGGGATTGTCTTCATAATATGTAGCACCTGCACCTATCTTTAAAGCAGGGTTAATTCTACGTTTACCATCTTGGTCTAATACATATGTTCTATTTGGAAGTTTCCTTTCCTCTTCAGGACTTATGAATCCTCTACGAATAAAAGGCATCTTTGCTGATTGCACAAAAGTTGATTCAAAATCACCATAAATAGGGTCTACATTAGGGTCTTTTATTTGAGATGCTCTGCTTTCTACAAGACCATAGTCTATTAGTTTACCATCTTTACCTATTCTTATTTCAGGTAATTTAGACATACTTCTTTCTAAATCTATAATCTGAGCAGCAGGAACAGCATATCTTTGCACAAAGTTTCCAAACGCTGTGCCTGTGGTCTTAGCTATTCTGTCTGACCAAGAAGCATCCGCACCACCTAATGCATTTACAAAATCCTCTATCATACTAGTGCCTCTACCTGTACGTAAAGTAGCTCCAAAAAAAGTTTCTGTAAATTCTTTTGCGTCACCTACCAAAGAACCTTTCAATGTACCGTCTTTCCACCTATCAATAAACTCAGATATGTACAAAGCCTGTCTTAAAGGAAATTGTGGAGTAGTATCAAAAGACTCACCGTCTGATGTTCTAATCATTTTATAATCAGGGTGAGGTTCATCAAAATATCCTTGCATCCAAGCAGGTCTCTCACTTTCAGGCTTTCTGTAAGCACTAGCAGCTAAATACACTCCGTAACCAACTAAGTTTCTTGATATATCTTCTCTGTCTCTATCGGTTAGTTTTTGTAATCTATTAGGTCGTATTAATCTTCTTATAGGCACTAAAGCAGCACCTGCAGAGTATTGTGCTATTAACTCTAAACTTGTGAATACAAATCTAGGAAAAGCAACTAATGCTGTACCACCATATTTAGCAAGTATTTCATTTACAACTTTAAAAGGTGCAAAGTTAGGAACATTAGAGTATGTAGCATTTCTAGCTTTTTCTGTTGCCTCTGCAACTATTTCAGAAAATTCTTTAGACCCTTCAGGTAATACAGTAGGTGAATCATTTAATATTTCTCTCATACGACCTTTATTTAACTCATCTACTAGCTCTAATCCTTTATAATTTTTTCTAAACAAGTCCTCTAAGTTTTGAAGAAAGTAAGCACTTCTTGTTATATAGTCTTGCCATTTGTTAGGTATATTTAGTGTATCAACAAAGTCTTCACCTGCTTCTAACAATTCATCTATCTTTTGCTGAACAGGTGTTAACTGAATACCTTCTGGTCTACGCAATCGTACTAGTTCACTAACATTACTAAATAATACATTATAGTTATTCATAAACTCAGGTCTTTTTAATATATAATCAACATAATCCCTAGCATCTTTATTATCTATTAAATATGAGTGATGCTTAAAACTATTTCTCCAATTAGTAGGACTCAAAACAGTTAGAGTTTTTTTCTTCAGACCCTTTTCTGTTAGATTATATAAAGAGGTATTAAATACATTAGACAAACCTTCTAATGGACTTCTCATTAAAGTAGATTCTACGTTACGTATCATAGTGGCTAACATAGAAACTAATGCACCTCTACCTATATCAATAAATCGTAGAGCCGCCTTACCTGCAAAATTATACTTCTCTAGATTAGCTTGGTCTATAGCTTCTTTTCTAGATTTTTTACCTATTTTCCTACCTTTAATTGGAGCAAATTTTTGAAGAACTTTACCTGCTTGTGATGCAGAACCTAAAGTCATAAGTATATAATCCTCAAAACTAACATCATATTTATTTAATAATGCTGTTAATTCATCATCAGGAAGTAAATCACCTCTTACTGTGGCATTAAAAAGGTTGTCAATTGTCATTCTGCTTTCAGGAAAAAGTTCAGGCTTAGTTTTCTTTAATTCAGAAGCAATAGCCACTAGAGGGTCTAGTTTGTCAGGGTTAATTATAGGTGAAAGAAGGTCTTCCTTTTTTAATCCTATTGTAGATTCTAAATCTGAAGCAGCTATCAAGTCTCCATCTATATCTACAGCACCAACATATTCTTTTTCAGCTATGTTTAAACCAACAACTCTAGCCTTATCATAATCTATAGACAGTTTACCTGCTACAGTTTTAGATATTAATTTATCTTCATTAATTATTTTCTTAATATTATTAGGGTCTCTAGCTCCTATCTGGACTTCATAGTCCATTATTAGCTCTTCTTTAATAGATTGATTCTCACTCGCTTTATCTGCAGCATCCTTTGCCTTTTTAGCAATTATCTCAGCTTCAGCACTCTTAGCCCTATTAATATTTAGCCTTCTACTTTCATACTTTTTAATCTTTGCGGCATTCTTAATTAATTTCTTTTTTCTTTTTATCTCAGCTTCAAATATATCTTTGGCTAGTTCTAGAGCTTTAGGTGACCTAGACAGTATACTCATCATAGCACCCTTTTCACCAACCTCTAGTATTTGACCCACATCACCAGTAAATGCTTTAGCCGCAGTCTTTGAATCCATGTTTATTGTTTTAGTAGCATCACCGTCTGTTGCATCATCTACTGCTTCATGTACTGTTTTATACAAATCAGCAAACCCACCTCTTACGTATTGAGCACTTGATGATATACCTGCAAGAACTTCAGCACCTGTTTCACCAAAGTTTTCATAGTACTTTTGCATTATAGGATTGTCTTTAACTTTATCTTTGAAGGCTTGACTGTTTAAATAAGTTTCATAGTCAACCTGTACCATTCTAGGTGGTTTAGGATAGGTGTATCTTTCCCCAATGATATCTCTATCAGGGATAGTCATCATACCTTTCATTTGTTCTTCTATTGAGGGTGCTTTAGAACGGAAGGATTGGTCTTGAGATTGTTCAAAACCTTTAGCTTGTTCTATTTCGGCAGGAGTAGCAAACTTTATTATAGGCTCTGCAAGAGGTTTACCCTGTAAGTCAACAGTCTCCTCATATACTATGCCTTCTTGTTTTGCTTGTGCTAAGTCTATTAATTTACCTTCTGTAAATAAATTAGGGTATTGATTAGCGTACTTAATTCTTAATTCATTTTGCTCTGTTTTATCTATTTGAGCATCTATAGATTCTTTATTTTTTAAATATACTTTTTCATATTCTCTATTACGGAGAAACTCTTGGTATCTAGGGTCAACAGTTGCTTCTTTTTCTTTTACAACTTCTTCGTCACCAAATACAGACAAAAGAGCATTGTCATCTTTTTTCTCTACCTCCTCATCCCCAAAAACTGAGGAAAGAGCATCATCGCTTTGTGATACCTCTTCTTCATCACCGAATACAGATTGAAGAGCTTGATTATTTAAATCCATTTATTTCTCTATAATTTAATTATAAACAGGCTGACCACTCAACAAAGGAATATTGATGAATTTCCCATCGGCATCTTTTTGTCCTGTAAATACAACTCTTTGCCCATTGGATTTAGTATACGTCATCCCTGGAATCATCTGCTCTCCTTCATCAGGTTTAGATAATCCTACAACATTTGCACCTGCTCCTTGGACAACAGCACGAAAAGCAGGGTCATTTAATTTGTTAGCACCTGCACCAAACATGACAAAATTACGTAATGAATTTCTTTCTACCTCACGCTTTATAGCATCATTCTTTTCTCCACCAGGAAACGTAAAATCAAAGCCACCTGTAGGATTTGGAACAACTTTTAAATCTAACTTAGTTGCTTTAGCGGCTATGTTTGCAAAATCTTTATATGAGTTTCTCCAATCACTAGGTTTCCATGTAGTTGTTTTTTCTAAAGCTGCTTTGTTCTTCTGTATAGTGCTTTCATTCAATCTATACTTTTGAACTTCATCCAAAGTTTTATTGTGGTCATATTTAGGTTTCATGGCTATCTTAGGTAATTCACCCTCAACAACTTCAGGTAATCCTAGTGCTGCTTTAGCTTTAGCACCTATGTCTTCTACATTTATAGGGTCGGTGACTATACCACGAGATTGAGGCATAGATTTAAGTACTTGCATACTAACATCAAGGTTTCTAGGAGCAGCACCAACTTTATTTTGAGCTATTATAGTTGATATCTTATCTATATTCATATCACTATTTATGGATTTTATATCTTGAAACTCATCATTTAAAAAGGATTTCCTGTTATATCCCAAGCTACCTAACTTTTGACTAGCAGCCACTTTATTTTGATATGCTTTATTAATCTTTTCAGGGTCATAACCGTGTTTAGCATACAATGCTTGTGCGGCAGCTACCCTATCTGTTTGAGTTAAATCTAAATCTTCAGGTAGATACTGAGACATTATATTTTGTAAGTCTTCTTTTGCTTTATTCTTAACAAGAAGATGCTTCTGTCTATACTCACTAGCAGGTGCGGCAGAATCCTCTATAGATTTAAATAGAGCATTTTTTATACCATCCATTCTTTTATTTTCAGTTTCTCTTACTATTCTAGCTGCTTCACCACCAGCTATAGCAAACTTTTGAAACACACTTAATCCCATTAAGAACTCCTTCTACCCATTAAACCTTTTGGTTCAACCTCGTTTTCATTTTCTTCTGATATGTCTTTAACCTCAGAAGCACCACCCATAACATCTTCCATCAAACCTTCAACATCTTCATCTTTAAGTAACTCTTGTTCCGCTTCAGTTGCGTCTAATGGTGTAACATTACTTTTGTTTTCTTCATCTGCGTCTATAGTATAGTCTATTCCTGCTAAGTCAGCCAATCCCTTTAAAAACTCAACTATTACAGGATTCACAAGAACAGAAACATCAACAGTATGTCTACCTTCCATAGTACCACTTAACGTAAATACTTCAGCTATAGCAGTCAAAGATGCTCCACTTTCTATAATTCTTAGTGTAGTATTTATTGTTGAAGGGTCACCTAATTTAGGTATGTAATAATCAATAGCATCCTCAAGTGTTTGCAGTTCTGCTTTTTGTTGCCATGGTCTAGCACCTAATTCTGCAGTTAAAGATTGACCCGGTATAGGAGCATCTAATAATGGTTCATTTTGTATCATATTTAGCTCTTTACTTTATTAACAGCTTCACGAATTGCTAAAACATATTCAGCAGTAGGGGTAATTTGATTGTTGGTATTGCCCACATTTGGTTTTTTTAGTAGGCTATTCTTTTTGCTAGTAGGCATAGTTGGCTTTATCTGATTATTTTTTATTTGATTGTCTATGCCAAACCATGCTTTACGATTAGCATTTCTATATGTTTGAAACATATTCATACTCCTCTTTTATTCCCTTTAAATAACGTGGATTAGTGACAACCTTATCCATAAAATATTTTACAACCTTTTTAAGTTTCGGTTTATCTTTAATAAACATAGCGAACTGTTTACCATATTTACCATATAACCACTTAAACCAAGATGGAGCATCTTTATCCATCCAACTTCTAAATATAACCCATTTAGGATTAGAAGAACCATATATTTCCCTAGCTACCCAGCATAACCAACCGCCAATTAAGGAGTTAGAACCTGCTGTCAATATAGTTCCCACCATTGACCCTAGACCAGAAGATGTTTTTGCATCCGCTTGCAATTTGTAACCTTGTGTAGCTGCATCTGCAGTTAATTCAGCAGTTGTTATTTTTACTATTCTATCTAGCTCATTTTCTGCTGATGTCCATGCCCATTCCATAGTGTCAGCATAATGTTGCCATAAATTATCATAAGCAGTTTTAGATATGTTTAATAATGCATTAGCATTTAATTCATTAGCACGATTTACGGATGCAGTATCTGCTGTAGCTATTTGCCTTCTCCATTGAGCATTACTCTGAGCTATGACTAGCTGATTCTGTGCGTTGAATTGGTCACGTTGATTATTTAATTCAGCATTAAATCTTTCTACGGTATTAGCTTGTCCTGCATTAAACTGTGATTGTGCATTGGCTTGTGTAGCATTAAACTGTGCTACTTGTGTACCGAGATTAGCAAAGAATTGGTCTACTTGATTTTGACTAGAAGCATTAAACTGTCTAGCAGCATTTGTAGCAGCTTGGTCAGTAAACAAAGATTGTGTTCTTTGCTGTGCCTTAAATAGATTAGTTTGTTGTTGATTAGACAAATTAGCCATGTCCATTTGCAAAAAGTTTTGAGCATTTTGAACAGCAGCTTGTTGTCTATTATTTAAGTTAGACATATCTAAGTTAGCTAATGCAGACGCTTCAGCCATGACCATAGCTTGTCTATTAGACAGATTATTTAGATTCATTGTGTTCACAGCACGAGAGTTCTCTAGAGCTATGTTCTGCTCTGCTGTGAAGTTCATATTAGCTATATCACCAATTCTAGCCGAGTTCTGCACTCTCGCTTGAAATGCTTGGTCAAACTCTTGTCCTATGAACTGTGCTCTCTGTTGAGCTGCAAGCATAGCTCTCTGTTGTTTGTTAGATAAATTCTGTGCTTCAAACTGTGCAGTTACCTGTGCATCTGCCTGTGCTATTGGCAACGCTGATTCCAATGCTGCCTGAATCATTGCTTGTCCTGCCATGCTAGATGCACCTAAGCCTCTTTGTTGCATAACGGCTTGAACACCTCTAAGTGCTCCTGCTGCCCATGCAGGTGGGTTAGTAGCATCAAAGTCAGCAGTAAGCTGTGCTAGTTGTCCTTGTACAGTAGCTTTCTCCGTTGGTGTAGCTGTGGCGGCTTGAATCTGTTCTGCGTAAGTAGAAGCAGTCTCGGCATTAGCAGCTCCTGACACTAACTCACCTTGTTGTATTTGTCTTTGTACAGGATTCTCTAATAGAGTAGCATTACCTTGAGCAGATGATAAATCACCTACGCTTGAAGCAGTTTGTTGGGCTGCTAATATTTGGGAACGTGGGTCTGCAGGGTCTGTTTGAGCAGCTTGAAGTGTGTCTAGTGAAGTATTAACTTGTTCTGCTACACTTTGAGCATCCATTAAATTTGCTTGAGTAGAAGTTGGCTGTTGAGCCATTGTTGTTTGAGCCATTGCAGTTGGCACAGAAACAGTACCTGACACTTGACCACTGTCAGGTGCAAGCATTTGTTCTTGCGTCAATTGTGTTCCTACAGGAACAACTGTTGCACCTGTTGGTAATGCAGGATTGATTGCTTGTTGAGCACTCACATCTCCTATAGTAGAACCTTCGGGTATATTTTGCTGTGGTATATTTTGCTGTGGTAAAGAACGTGGGTCAGTCATAACTTGTGTTACAGGTTGCTGTTGCTGTCTACTTTGTAGTGCAACGGTTTGGTCTGTTTCACCTGCAGGTATAACATTACCACCAAGTCGTGCTTCTGCTATAGGAAACTGCTCCACTGTAGACGGTTGTTCATAACTATAATCAGTAACACCTGCTCTTTCAGCAATCATTCCATTGCCATATTGAGTTCCATCAGGACCATATACAACTGCTTGTGTACCAGCTTGGAAGGGATTAAATGGCATACTATCAACATTCACACCACCCACAGCCATCTTACGTACAGCACCACCTTTAGCCATCTCTTGTGCCTTACTTCTATACACAATCATCTCACGTTCTTTGTCAGGGTTCTGCTTCAAGTACTCATCAAAGTTTTCCATACTACCTGCATAACCCATACGTGTGGCTATTTT